GTGGGCACCATCGTTGAGCGGAAGCGCAAGAATGGTTCGACCGGATACCATGCGCAGATCGTCGTCAAAAGAGATGGGCTGACCCACCGGGAGACCAAGACCTTCGATCGCCGGCCTGCGGCAGCGGCCTGGATCAAGCGGCGTGAGAAAGAGCTGAGCGAGCCCGGCGCTCTCGCTGTCGCCAAGGTCGAGGTGCCGACCCTCGCGGACGCCATCGACCGGTATGTGGCCGAGTCGCGTAGGTCCTACGGGAAGACCAAGGCGCAGGTGCTGCGCGCGATCAAGGGCTATGACATCGCCGAAAAGCCCTGCTCGGCGGTGACAAGCGCCGAGATCGTGTCCTTCGCGCGCGAGATCTCGGTCGGTCGGCAGCCGCAAACCGTCGGCAACTATCTAGCTCACCTCAGCTCGATTTTCGCTGTCGCGCGGCCTGCCTGGGGGTACCCGTTGGAGCCGACCGAGATGGCTGCCGCCCAGACGGTGCTCAAGCGGTTGGGCTTGATCTCGAAGTCGCGCTCTCGCGACCGGCGGCCGACGCTGGATGAACTCGATAAGCTGATGAAGCACTTTGCGGACGTGCGGCGAAGGCGCCCCTCGTCCCTACCCATGCAGGCTGTCATCGCCTTCGCGATCTTCTCGACCCGACGTCAAGAGGAGATCACGCGCATCACCTGGGCTGACCTCGACGAGGGTGGTTCGCGGGTGATGGTGCGGGACATGAAGAACCCCGGCGACAAGGCCGGCAACGACGTGTGGTGCGAGCTGACGCCCGAGGCTCTGGCCATCATCCAGGCGCAGCCGCGGGCCGATCTGAGGATCTGGCCCTACGGCACCGATGCCATCTCGGCCGCGTTCACGCGGGCTTGCGCCGTCTTCGGCATCGAAGATCTTCACTTCCATGACCTTCGACACGAGGGCGTGTCCCGTCTCTTCGAGATGGGACGGACGCCGCCTCTGGCCGCGTCGGTCTCAGGACATCGGTCCTGGCAGAGCCTGCAGCGCTACACGCATATCCGGCAGGTTGGTGACAAGTATGCCGGGTGGGCTTGGCTCGACGTAGTGACGGAGGTGGGGCCGTAGGCGGATGCCCCGTCCGCCTAAGCTCGAAAATAGAGCGGGTGTGTCGCCGGACCGTGGAGATAGGCAGCGATGAGCCAATCCTTCTCGGGATCATTCTCGATCTCCTCCGGCTCCTCGCAGAGCCAGAAACACTCTTCGACCGACACAGAACTGTATTTCGTGAAGTCCTGATCCTTGAGGGCGATCTTCGTGGCTCTGCGAACTGCATCGCCGAGACGAACGCCCTCACAGACCAATAGAGCAGTCACCGAAACAATTTCATCCCGGCAGTCCAGACGCGGAGCGCGTTTAGAGATCTCTCGCATCAACTGATTAGCCGTTCGGTGTGATGCTTCGCGTATGAGTCGGCGGCGATCAGCCCGCTGCCTGATATCGGGTCGCCTCTCATGCTTCAACTTGGCTTGTGCTCGTGATTTTTCGGGGTCGGCCCAGTATTTACGCCTGTATCGATCGCTATCTTTCTTGCGCTGATCCTCTAAATTCCTTTCGCGATATCGCTTGCTGATATCAATTAGTTTTGCTCGACCGGCTTCTGTTGCGCGGTATTTTTTGCGATAGTCTCTTGCTTTAGCTCTATGCCGCTCGGCTTCCTCGGGCGACATATCTGCAACGCGCTTGCCAGCCACTTCCGGTTTCCTCTTTTGCTTGAGATCTAGGCTCGGCGGATTGCCCCTCTGCTCACCCGCAGAGCTGGCGGCATTCCTTGCGGGCGGCGGACATGCGCTCGTCGAGGTAAGTCGCGAGATCTGCCAGCGCGACGCCCTTTGCGCAGCGCTCGCTCGCCTCGATCCGCACCAGGGGGAGGGCGATGTCTCCCGCCGAGATCTTGCGCACCAGCTTCTCGGTGGTGAGGTGCGAGAAATAGTCGTCGCGCACCTTATCGATCGGGATCACCGCAGCGCCGTTGTACTGCGCCATCAGCAGGAAAGCCGTGTTGAGCGAGACGGTCATCGGGCGGCCTCTGGATTCTCTACGTTCTCCCGCTTCTCAGGCGCCTGTATCTGCGAGATGCGCATCAGGCGGCGCTCCCGGGGCGAGAGGTTGCGAGTGCAGCGAGGGCACGAGCGAGAAGGCCTTGAGCTGAAGGGCTGCGCGCAACGGAAGGCGCAGGTGCGGGCGCCGGCCGGCCGCTTTGCTCGTCGGCCATGAAGCGACGGACCTGCGTCAGCGCATGCGCAGTCTGAGCGAGAAGAGCCGACTCCCGATCCATCTCGCCGAGGTCTTCCTCGACGGCGGGGAAGTCGTGCGGGGCGATGCGGTGCTCGTTCTCGCCGACGGGCGCGAACTGCTGCTGCAGCATCCGCTCGCCCTGGCGGCAGGCCAGCGCGCGGCGGGCGGAGAGCGCCAGCAGGCCGGCGGACAGCTTGTCCCAATCGGCGACGGCAAGATCGGCGACGGCAAGATCGGCGTGGCTCCACGTCATGATCAGCGTTCCACGAAGAGACGGCGGGGAGGAAGGGAGGGCTTGGTCGAGGGGCTGGAGGCCCGTCGCTGGGGCGGGCGCTTCGGCATGGGCGCGCTGCGGATCGGCCGGTGCGGCGCGGTCCGGATCCCGTGGTGCGCGTCCTCACGGTGCCGCGCCTCTGCCCGGTCCTTCGCGTCCTGCCGGGTCTTCTCCTTATGGCAGGGGTCGCAGAGCACCTGGCAGTTCGACAGGATCGGCTCGCCGCCCATCCAGTCGGTGATGCGGTGGTCGTACTGGAACTTGCCGATGGTCAGCTTGCAGCCGCACCCAGCGCCTTCGCAGTATCCGGCCGCTCGCGCGAAGGCATCGCGCCGGACCTTCTTCGAGAACTCGGTGCGGCTCATCCTGCCTCACATCCAGCCGAGTTTCACGAGGCAGACGATCAACGTCAGGGTCGCGCCAGGAATGAGCAGGCCGAAGAAGCCGGCAATCGAAACGGCGGTGACGTCGAACGGCCCAGAGGCCGGGCGCGGCGCAGACATGGTCGTGCCTGTTGTCGTTTGAGGGATGGGACAAGGTTAGAGCTGGCGTGGCGCGACGCGCTGGCAGTGGCCGAGGAAGATGCGGGCACCGAGGGCGTAGGCGCCGATCGCGAGCCCGGCCGCCAGGAGATCGAGGGCCAGGCCAAGCACGGCAGGTCAGGCCGCGGCAGGTGAGACGAAGCCGGCTTCGTGCGCCACCGGTACAACCTGCGGCGCGGCGCTCTTGCCGTAGGGATGGGCTTCGTCGAGGCGAGCGAGTTCGGCGCCGACCGCGTGAGCACGAGCGATCAGCGAGCGCTCGGCGGCCTCGACGGCGTCGGCCCGGCGCATCGCGGTGCGGGTGATGTTCCGGTCGTTCTGCCGAATCCGCTGGCTCTGCGCTTCCGCGAGATCGGCTTCGCTGGCGTAGGTGCCAGAGGTCGCCGCCAGCGCATTGCGACAGGTGGCGCGGAGGCCGATCATCGCTTCCTCAAGGCGAAGCCGCGCCATGTTCGCGCTTTGCGATCCGCGCGGGCCGAGCTGCGCGCTGGTCGCGTCGCCGATAGCGATCTTCCGAACCATGTCGCTGTAGGCCAACGCCGCGATGTGCAGGTGCTCGACAGCGTCGGCGAGGTCGAGAGACGAGATGGCAGGCTCGGGCTGGTCGGCCTGGCTGAACGGCGCGCACATGGGTGGCCTCGTCGGGCTGGTGTTGCGGGAAGGCGAAAGAGGCGCGCCGAAGCGCGGCAGGCTTGGGCGGCGCAGTCGTCTGGAGACGAGACAGCCGTCAGGTCGGCGACCACGGCGGCGCGTGCGCTGGCCGCGTCGGCAAGGCGATGGATGTGAAGCTCGGAAGCGCCCGACGCCCGGGCCAGACGGACCCACGCCACAGCGTCAGCGGCGGTCTCGATGCTGGCGACGTTGAGGGGAGAAGCGAGGCCGGCATCGTCGCGGCGCACCGCGATCACGACAGCGGGCGCAGCCTCAAGGGCATCGGCGGATCCGAGATCGCGGACGCCGACGACGTAGCGCTTGGTGGAGAGGCCGCGCCAAGCCGAGAGGGGCACTGCCGTGCCGCCGCGCATGCCCGCCATCAACCGCAGGCGCTCCTCCCGAACCTCCGGAGGAGCCGCGCGCTGCCCGCGCATCCGGTCTTTCTCACGGCCCCAGTTCAAGGGTGGTTTGTTGGACATCGGCGGCGGCTCCATCGCTCGGCTGCGATGGTTGTAGGTAAGCACAGCTTTCCTTAACGAGCAAGCGAAAAGGTAAGCTAAACTTTCCTGATAGCTGCTACAAAGCTATCCACAGGTCGAAAATTTCTGTGCCGCGCGTTCTCGACAGCGGGGCGACACCGCTCCACCATAGAACGAAAGGTGAACGCACAACAGGTGAGTCGGGTGGGAGCGAGGCGCGGTGACGGCGATACAGAGCTCTCGGATCTCGCCTACCTGTACGTCACCTGTGACGACTGCGGTCACCGCGGATGGTGGTCGCGGGCACGGCTGAACCATGAGGAGCGGAAGGGCTTCAGGTCGCTCCAATCACTCGGGAGTAAGTTCCGGTGCCAGCGGTGCAAGGAGCGAGGAGGCAGTGGCCGGAACGTGAGCCTACGTCCGGTCCTCAAAGAGGAGGCAGAGCATGTCAGGAAATGAGCGCTACGGCGCGCTAACCTTCGTGCGCGATCGGTTCGGGCAGCTCCGCGAGGGGCGTGTCTACCTGTGCAGCGACGGGGAGGTGGCCAGGAAGGTCGCGGAGGATCGGGTGAAGATGGGCTGGGCGCCGGGCGCGGCAGCCTTCATCCGGCGCGGTGGAGGCGAATTCGACGAGGGGGAGACGATTACACTCGCTGCATTTGGCGACGTGCCGGCTGAGGTGCGGGATCAGATGCCATTCTGAGCGCACGCCATACCGGTCAGCCGTCTCCGCGACCGCGCCTGTTCACAATATCTGTCAAAAAGTATAGCGCCCAGAATACCGTTACTGATAATATTGAAAGCTGAAGACTCAAAACGAGAGCGCCGGCCCATCGAATGATGATCCTCAGGTGCGGCAAGCCGTTCGTCCAGCTCATAATAGGGTCATGGAGAATACTTGCGAAAACCGTACCGCCCAATGTTACAAAGCCTATAAATGACAGATATCCAAGCAGGTAGCACACAAACTGTCGAAGACTGAGCACTTCGCCATCAAGAAGCAGATCTGCGCCTAGCGGCCTTTTGTCGAGCGGTAGGCCAGGGCCCGCCATAGAAACGGTAGCGAGAGCGCCAACTAAGAATGGCACTGCCATGATAAGCAAATCTCTTGTAAGCTTAATAAGCCCCTGGTCTCCAAACAATGGGATGCGAGGTTGAATAAAAATATAGACAAGCCATAATATACCAGCCATCCCAAGAGGGTAGATGGTGTCGTATATAGATTTTTCGGGATGATGGATTGCGAGATAACGTAGCGGTGCAAGCAAGCGGAGGCGTGAGCTAGGAGCGCCCTGCTTAACGTCCGGTAGGCCTACTTGCCGCGCTGCCACAGGTTTTCTCTATCCACTAAGCTTTTTAGGCTGCTAACCACCTCGGGACAGAAATCAGCTCGCCAACGCTTCGGCGGGCTCAAGAGGGAAATCACCTCCTTTGGGCACATTATCAGATCGGCAGCGTCGGCGATATCGTCCTGTTTGTCGCTAGAGGTTTGAGCGCCGCTAGCGTGGCGATAATACAGGCGAGATGTGAAGCCTCGCATTTCATAAAATTGCTTTACACGATCAATCCATCCGTATTTTTCTTCAGAGTCCATCGGCGCCTGTTTGCCAGAAACTCGAATCTCAATGTCAGCCAGCACATCCTCATGATGAATATCGGTTTCAAGAGCCAGCGATTGCTTTTCGGAACGCTTGGTAAAGATAAAATGACTGAATTTCCCTCCCATATTAGTGAACTCTGAAAGCTTTTGCCCCACATCAGCGAATAGTTCGAGGCGCGGCGTGTACTGCAACAACTTGGCCTTTATTGGCTTTCCGCGCTTCCCCTTTCTGTCAACCGAAAACTCCCAGGGCGTGACCTTGCCAGCCCTACGAAGCTGGCGGCACAGCAGTATTTCAATCAGATTGCGCGATATCCCTGCCGGAACCGTTTCTATTGCGCAGCGGTATGACCCGTCGTCGTATGCTCCGTCATCTGGAAGCTTGATGACGACGTGAATAGAACAGGCGCCACGCTCCAGCTCCTCCGCCTCTATTTCTCGTCCTTCAAATGTCTGCATATTTACAACGGGGAAGCCTTTTTGCATCTGATCAACATGCTCTATTAGCAATACAGCATATCGATTTGTCGAGTCGCCCTCGAATGAGATTTTGCTAATTCTGATAAAATTATATTCTAGGCCGGATGCGACGCGAGCTTCGTCGTCTTCTATGTCCGTCTTGCCGAGAAATTCAATAGCGTAATTCTTCGCGGCGCGAGCTTGTAAGATCTCAAGCAATTCTCTCGCGCTATGGATTGGCGGTTTTTCCTCTCGTGCTCGCGTAGAGGACCGACTGACCAATGTGTTTAGCAGGACAGTTCGTTGATAAGTCAGGACGGGCATGTTCATCTGATCGTACTTTTAGATCCCAATCAATTCTGGCCACGGGATTACCCGATGCACCCGCACGACATCGGTCTCGTCGATTGGCTCAAGCTGCTTTTCAGGCCTGTGCTGCTCAAGGAATAGCTTGCCGCCGCCACGCCTCACGAGGCGCTTGACAAACGCTTGACCCGCCTCGCCTTCATGCTCACCGCGGAGCTCAACGAAAACGTAATCGCGAGGCTGCGGTCGGCGGTGTGGGTCGATGTAGATCGGGTCGCCATCCTCGTACTTCGGCGAGACGCTGTCTCCGACGAGGTAGACAACATAGACGTCCCTTCGGTTCGCGATGCCGGGTGGGCGCGGCGCGTGATCAATGATCTGGCCATTCAGTGTGAAGTCGCCGCCGTCACCGCCTGAGCCGGTGCCGTAAACGGGGACGTTTCGAGGACCTTTGAACGCCGACACATCGACGCCCACTTGCTCCTGCGGCTCACGAACGTTGCTGCTTTGCGCCGGCGACGCATCGATATCCGCCTCGCCCTCGGCCACGTCTCGATCAAGCATCACCAGTTCGCCATTCGTCAGCGCGCCGAGATCGATCCTTAGAAGCTTCGCGAGCGCAGGCAGACGATCGCGGTCAGGGCCGGTATCGCCGCTTTCCCATTGGCCGACCGCCGGACGCGAGATCTTGAGCGCGGAGGCGATGTCGCCTTGCGTCAGACCGCGGGCCTTGCGGGCCTCTTTGATCACTGGGCCGAGAGGATTTGCCATCAGGATCAATGATGTAAGCAAAGCTTGCGACCCGCTAGGTAAGTTTCTCTGACGCTGCGCTTGCCTATTAGGTAAGTTTGACTTACCTTCCCCCTTATGAGCGACGTGGCACTCTCTCGCGCGATCAAGGAAGCCGGCGGACCGAAAGCCCTCGGCGACGCGATCGGCATCTCGTCTCAGGCGATCAGTCAGTGGACTGAGTGCCCGCCTAGGCGCGTCCTGGCCGTCGAGGCCGCCTCCGGCGTCCCGCGCCACGAGCTTCGGCCGGATCTCTACCCGCCGCCCGGCAGCAGGTTCATCGCGCAGCCTCTCAATGAGGCCGCGGCATGACCCACCGCTCTCTCCGTCTCTGCGCCTTGTTCGGCGCCGTCGGCATCTCCGCGACGGGCTATTCGCTCGCGCTCGCCGGCGCCGCCGTGTGGCAGGCCGCGCGTCGCGGCGATCTCGTCACGATGCCGTGGAGCCCGTCATCTCCTCTGCGCTCTGGCGTGGCGGTTCATGGCGCCAGCCGCGTCTCAGCAAGCCTTCCAGTCGCCCAAGGGCCTGCGCGTGGTGGTCCTGAGTCTCAGGATCTCGCTGTGCATCTCCCGCTGTCGCGTGGAGGGCGTTGAGGATGGCCTGCGCGTCCCTCATCCGCAGCCGCTCGATCATGACGCCGAGCACTGTCTCGATCGCGGCGATCCGCGCCTCGGTGGCCTCGTCCGTTCCTGTTGCCATCGCCTGTCCCTCTCCCCCCTTCCCGCAGCCACACGGCCCCCAGGCTGCCGGAACGCGCCCGGTCCTGTATTCCGTTCCCGCGTCGGGATCGGGCGCACCTCAGTTCAGCACCGCCAGCATCGACCGGGTGTCGATGACGCGGGCGACGACGTCGCGTGCCTCGTGCGCTGCTTCGGCGAGCGCCGGGTCCACCTGCACCACGCCGAGCATCGCCTCGACCATGTGCCGGGTGAGTTCGTCCCGTGCGCCGTCGCCCCGCTCGACTTCCCGTCGCACCAGCCACGTCACCATGGCGTGCATGGCCAGGATGGTCGCGGCGCCGTCGGTCTCCGGTGTGTGCTCGCTCATCTCGTTCTCCGTTTCGCGTCACGGCGCGTCCGTTGCCCCGCTGCGGGGCAGGCCCTCTCGGGTCGTTTCCTCCCAGCACTGCCGGAGCCTTCGGGCTCCGGCCTATTCTTCCTCGCGCTCCCGCTCTCGCCGCCAAGCCATGTGCGGTCGCGCGTCGATTCGTAGTGTTGCGTCCTTCGCTTCAAGTCTTCGTCCAGCGCCTCGCGCCTTCGAGATGCAATTCAGCATGTCGGAGTGCTCAGATGCGGACAATTTTTGCCCGGAAACGGACAATGCAGACCGCCGCTAACCTCGCCAGTCCGCTCGTCGGTGCCCTGGTGCGCCATGCCGAGCGCCGCACGGGCTCGCGGATGCTGGCCTACGAGGCCGTGGGCCGCATGATCGGCACCACAGCATCGTGGGTGCGCAAGTTCGTCGGCAATCAGCCGGTCCGGCTGGATGCGGACACCTTCCTGCGGATCCGCGCGACCTACCAAGCCAACTGTGACCGCTGGGACGCCCAAGCGGACGAAGATCGGGCCGCGTTCTTCGCGCTCGGAGGGGGAGACGATGCAATGGATCAGGGCACGCGCGCGCGCCTGGAAATGGAAGAAGGCGCGAACGCTGCGCGAGGCCGGCGGGCCGCTGCCCTGGTGGCTCCGCTGGTGGATCAGGGCGCGCAGTGACTGAGCCTGCTCGCCCCTTGCCGGGCTGAGCAGCAACCGCATCCGCTGCCGGGCGGTCCCCGGCACCCCGAACGATGGAGGCGCCTGTGATCGCAGTGCGTGCAAGCAGCGTGTTGCCTGGACGAAAGCACGCGCGCCTCAAGCCCGAGGAGCGTCCGGTCTACGCTCAGCGCCGGATCGTGCCCTCGGTCGAGATCCGTTTCCCACTCCCGCCGAGCACGAACAGCCTGTTTGCCAATGTCGTCGGCCGGGGGCGCATCAAGACAACGGGCTATCGGCGGTGGCGCGACAACGCCGTGCTGATGATCTGCTCGACGAAGCCCACACCCGGCCGGATGGCCGGCCCGTGCGATGTCGCGATCTATCTGCCGCCCTTCCGAGGTGACATCGACAACCGCATCAAGCCGTGCCTCGACGTGGCGGTGGCCGCGGGCATCATCGCCGATGACGGCCAGCGCTACCTCCGCGGACATCCTCTCGTCGGCATCGACCGCGCTGCTACCGATGTCCGCATGGTCTTCACCATGCCTTCGGTTGAGGAGCAGGACCGCGCCGAGATCGAGGTCCGCGCCCGCGAAGGCCAGAGCGTCGCGCACATCGCCGCCGCGCTGGGCCTCGACGAGGGCCACGTCCGCACCGTGCTCGCGGAGATTGGCCGATGAGCGCGCTTCCCGCCGGCGCCTGGCCAGACACGCCCCGCAATCGGCGCGAGATCGCAGAGCGCTGGGCCAAGGGCCGCGACACCCTGACCATAGCCAAGGAAGTCGGCCTGCACGAGCCGCAGGTCTGCCGGATCCTCGCGCGCCTGCAGGACGAGCGTCACGCCGCGCGCAATGCCTCTCTCACCACCGGAGCACGTCCATGACCCGAAAGAAGGAAGCGCCGCCGTTCGTCGTCGAGGCCAACCGTGCCGACCTGCTGCAGGCGCTGTCGCGTGCCGGGGCGGCGATCGAGCGGCGCAACATGGCTCCGATCCTGTCCTACGCCAGCCTCGCGATGGGCTTCGGCACGCTCGCCGTCACCGGCACCAACCTCGACCATGAGGTGCGGGTCGAGATCGAGGCGAGGGGAGAGGGCGCCGTCTGCCTGCCCGCGCACCGCCTGCGCGACATGCTGCGCGCTCTCGATACCGAGACGCTGTCCATCAAGGGCGGTGCCGATGGCACGGTCACGCTGCGGGCCGGCGACACGGAAGCCACCTTCGGCGTTCTACCCTCCACCGACCATCCGCCTCTGACCGTCCAAAACCTCGTCTGGAGCCTCGTGCTGCCCGACGGCGTGTTCGCCTACCTGATTGGAGGCGCAGCCGACGTCATGTCGACGGAGGAGGCGCGCTACTACCTCAACGGCGTCTGCCTGGAGGTCCGCGAGGGACAGGCCATCGCCGTGGCGACCGACGGCCACCGCCTCGTCTCCCGCACGACGAACCTCGCCGGCCAGAACAGCGACCGCGCACCGATCATCCTCCCGCGCGATTCCGTGCGGTTGGCTCTCTCCCTTGTCGGCGGCAGCGAGGCGCACATCACCGCCTACGGTGCCGGGGACGCAGCGACGCATCTGGAGGTCGTCGCGAAGGGCGCCCGCCTTCGCATGAAGCTGATCGACGGCACCTTCCCGGACTGGCGCCGGGTCGTGCCGGCCGAGGGTGGCCCCGAGATCGCGATCCCGCTGGCGGACCTCACCCGCGCCCTGCAACTCGCCAAGGCCAATGCAAGCGAGCGCGGCCGGCCAGTGAAGCTGCTGCCCTGTGAGGGCGGCATCCGCCTCGAAAGCAACAACCCCGACTTCGGGACGATGGCCACGCGCCTACCCTGCGAGGGCACGCTGGAAATCGGCAGCATCGGCATGAACGCCGAATACCTCGCCGGCATGGCCCGCGCCGCAGCGCGGATCGGATCGAAGAGCCTGCGGCTGCAGATCACCGATCCCGGCGCGCCGATCCGGATCGTGCCCGACCCGGCGATCGTCGGCGCCCTGTCCGTCCTTATGCCGATGCGCGTGTGAGCGTCCAAACCGAGGAGCCAGGACGATGTCCGAGATCCAGACCGACGAGACGGGCGGCACCGCGAAGAAGCGCGCCCGCAAGGACAAGCTCGCGCCCCCGACAGCGCAGGAAATCCTCGACAGGGCCAGGCGCGAGGCTCGGCCGACGACGCCGGCCGAAAAGAAGCGCTTGGAACGCGCGGGCCAGTTGCTGATGCCGGGACATCTCGACCTGCCGCACCTCACCGCCGCCACGCTGAGGAGGTGACGCTGTGAGCACGGCTGATCACCCCACCATCCAGCAGCAGATCGACGAGGTTCAGTGCTGTTTTCTCAGCATTCGCTCGGCCGTCGAAGCGTGGCAGCGCGCACCTGAGCAGCGTCGCAGCGTCGAGACCGGCGCGTGCCGCTCCAAGCTGGCGCCCCTGCAAGCCGCCGTTCGCACTCTGGAGTGGGTCAGGGACAACGCCGAGCACCTGCGTCAGGCGCGAGCCGGCACTTCCGAACAGCTATCTGAAGCCGCGGAGTAGGTGCGGAGTGTCCCTCGATCCCGCAACGCTCGACGCCATGGTCGCTGCCGGCTTCTCCGCTCAGCAGATCGCGACAGTGGTAAAGGCCGAGCTGATGGCCGAGCGCGTCAAGCTCGCGGCCGCCGATGAAGCGCGCCGTGCAAAGGCTGCGGACAAGAAGCGCCGCCAGCGCGCGGAGGCTCGTCTTGTGCCCCTCAATGTCCCCTGCTGTCCCGGGGACAGCGAGGGACAACCGGGGACACAGGGGGACAGCGAGGGACAGGCCGGGACAGCGGGGGACACGGCCGTCGATGGCGGCAAAGAAGGCCCCCAGACCCCCAAAGAAATTACATCCTCAAAGATCTCCCCTTCGGCCCCTAAAGGGGCCTCTGTCCCCAAGGGGACCGAACGTCGTCGAGGTTGCCGCATACCGGACGGCTTCGAGCGCAGCGACGAGGCCCTGCAGATCGCAGCGGATTTCGGCCTGACAGGCGATGCCGCCGACGAGGCGCTGGCCGAGTTCGCCGACTACTGGCGCTCACTGCCAGGCCTGAAGGCAACGAAGCTGGATTGGCCGGCCACGCTTCGCAATCGGCTCCGCGAGGTAGCACGTCGCCGCCCAGCGGCCCGCGCCAGCCCGCACCGGCCCCGCGCCTCCAACGGCTTCTACGACATCCTTCGCGACGAATCAGTGAGCCCCGATGACCAGCGTTCAGACCCGCAGCGCCAGCATCTCCGTCTCGCCGCCGGAGGCCGCCAGTAGGCCGCTCCTCGATCTCATCAGCCGGTTTCAAAACCGCTTGGAGGACGGCGACCGTCCCGGCCACAAGCTCATCAGCGCCGGACTGGCCCCGCTGGAGCACGAGCGGGCAGCCCTGGAGGAGCGCAGGCAACATCTACTCGACAGCCTCGTCCCACCTGCCTCGGATGAAGCGCGCGCGAAGATGGTCAAGGTCGTCGCCTCCCTGCTGGGCGCGTTCCCGACCTATGGCGCTGACCGTGAAGACGCGAGGATCACTGTCGGGCTGATCGTGCGCGCTCTCGACGATGTTCCGGTGTGGGCGGTGCAGAAGGCCGCGGGCCTATACCTCAAGAACCTGCAGAAGACCCGCTGGAACCCGGAGCGGGCGCCAACCGCACCGCAAATTCGCGCTGAGGCGAAGCTCGTCATGCTCGACGTGGAGGTGGAGCTCCATCGGCTCGAGCAGGTGCTCAGCGCCGAGACCGTCGATAGCGAAACCACCGAAGAGCAACGCAAGGCGGCGGTGGCGCACTGGAATCAGATCAAGAGCGAGATGGGACGCACGAACGTCATTGCTGAGCGCACGGCCGAAGAGATTGAACGCGAGCGGCAGGAGATGCGGCGCGCGAACGAGGCAGTCGAGCAGCGGGACGCATGGGAGCGCGCGCGTGCCGGTCTGCCGCCGGTTCGAAGCCCGTTCGAGCCCCGCCCATTTCCGGCCGCCTGACCGTCAACCACCCTTCCCGTAGCGTACCGAGGAACAGTCGCCATGCCACGAGGCCAGTTTGGCAAGGGCTACAACACCGCCCAGGCCACGCCCCCGCACAACAGCACGATCGCTAAGGACGTGCCGCTGCCGCCCGAGCGCCGCAACAAGGTGCCGAACCTCTACGTGTCGGCGCTAAAATGGTATGTCTGCACGACGGCGCCGAGCCGGGAGTTGTCAGCAGCAGCCAGCGTCCGACAAGCTCAGCTTCGCGGCCGGCGCGAGCGCGAGACCCCGTTCGCCGCCTACGTCCCCTGCGAGTTCTTCTGGCAACGTGCTGTGCGCTCGAACCTGCGCGTGCCGCGGCGGGAGATCCAGCGCCCGATCCTGCGCCACTACATCATCGTCGGTGTGCTCGGCGGCCTGTGTGACGACACCTTGGCGGCGCTGCGAGAGCGCGACCGAGAGGGACGGAACGTCCACGGCCTGCTCGGCATCCTCGGCGTCTCCGGGCTCGGCCCACGACCCATGAATGGTGAAGGCCTGCGCTGGCTCCGCAGTCAGGGCGCGGCCGAGATCGCCGGTGCCACGAACCGCTCAGCCTCCGGCAGCATCCGGCCGGGCGAGGACGTTCGCGCGGGCTCGGGCGTCTTCGCTGGCTTCCTAGGCAAGTTCATCGGCACCGCTGAGGGCGGCACGGTTGGGGTCATTGCGCTGGACATGCGCAGCACCAGCTGCGAGGTGCGCCTGCCGATCGAGGATGTGCACAGGGCTGCGTAA